TCTGGAATACTGACGGTGACATTGAACCAGTCACGACCTCACTAGGATAGCAGATTTCTGCGTCTAGGAGACCCGTGTACAAGTTCTCGAGGCCTGCCAACCTCAACACCTCCTCAAGACTCGCTCGAGAGGAGGAACTGTTGAGTTGATCAGTGGCGGCCTTGTAGTCACCCGAATTCCACACCCAGCCCTTCGGGGCTACCCACTCTTCCACCTCAGCTTCCCAGCCGTCACGCATTGTGGCGACGCGCTGTGCCTTCCACTTCGCTAACAGGACTCCTTGGAGACCCTGAAGGTATGTGTATAGGTGCGCGGGACCGGCGGTGATAATGCGAAACTTCCCTGGTTCAGGGATGACTTGCACTCTCACGCGGTTGGGAAAGGTCGGTCGGTTCCGGGCCCCTAACGAGGGGACTGGACGAACGAGCTTTTGCTGATCCTTCCATTCAGAGCGGACGCTCTCAATAAGTTTTGATTTCCATTCACCAATCGATGCTGTAAAAGCACGAAGAGATGGACGGACAAACTTCTTGGGAGAATTCCGAGCTCCGAGGGAGGGAGGTGGACGAGACGCTGGTGGCGTATAAGGATTCTCTACAACCTCACCGTAGGCTCCGCCGTTCTTTCGAGAATTGGCGAAACTTGCGTTGTGTGAAGGAGAGAGTTTGGTGAACAGGTTGGGGATATCCCCGCAGATCTCGGCAGTTGTCATCTTGACAGCAGCCGCAAGCTCAGCGGAGATAGGCGGTAGCTCCATAGTCAGATAAGCCTGGTGGTCCTTAACGGACTCCAACTTCTTAGACTCAGATAGCTCCGGCCAACCCCTCTTCAACAGAAGAAACGAAGCCAAAATTGAAATGGCCTTCTTGTTCCCCTGCTGCGACCGATAAATCAGTCGCCTCACCAAACGCCCCAAATAACCAGCAAAAAGATGTTCACGGGTCTTCAAGGCTTCCTCGACCATCAGGTTGGGCAGCGGACAGGTGTGTCCGGTGTCAGCTCTGATGTCTCCGACGGCCATCTGGAACCAACTTGACACATGAAACTTGACATAGTCAAGATCTTGGTCGATCTGGTCTTCCAGTGACAGAAGGAAGCGGACGGTGTTGCGAAACTCAACTATTATGAGCTCGCGGCCCCTAGGCGTGTGGTCCCCATAGTCCCTAACGAGAGACACAGGGATCGCCAAGGAGCGAATCATCATTTGATTCCTGAGTCGAATGCGCTTGTTGCGCGTTGACTCCTGAAGAAGGTCGATGACACTCTCCTCCAGCCGACG